CGATCGTCCCCAGTGATGACTCCCGATGCCCCATCTTCTTGACGTATTCCGGGTTCGTGCTGGTGGTCTGAGCCTCCTGGGCGGCAGCGACGGCTCCGGCATGGCGCGACTTGGCCTTGCCCATCTCCGCCCAGTTCTCACGAGCAGCGCGACGACCCTCAGGGTCGAGGTCTTCGTATTGAAGTGCCCGCCCTGCGGGCGCGCCGGGCCGCTTCCTGGCCATCAGTCGCTGACGACTTCGGGTGCCCGCCTCTTCTGGATGCGCCCATTGCGGACGACTTCCTCGTAGCGGACCTCAGCCTGGTCGGTGAAGCTGCCGTGGGCGAACTCGCCGAGCATGGTGGGGGCGTCGATCCAGGCCGCGGAGCCAACATGGGAGCGCTCCGCCATGGTCTCCTCCGGCATCTTGAACTGGGTGTTCGGATCGACGTGACCGATCCGGCCCGGTGCCGAGAGCATGAACTCGGTCATGCCTCGTGTGAAGTCCCTGGGCAGATCAGTGTCGGTGGCGAGGCCCTCTTCGAACCGAAGAGGCCCACGACCGCCAGGCTGATCGGGACCCATAGTCCGGTCGTAGGCGTACCTACCTCTTTCTGGGTACTGCGGTTCCGGGCCAAGGCTCATGGGGCAAACTCCTTCTGTGACCGGTTAAAAGAAAAGGCTAGCCACGGCCTTTTCCCCCAATGAGACCACCCAGTACCTCAGATATAAGTGATCAACTCATTTAGCGTTCAACGTGGAACATCCCGGAGCAAAGTAGCGACGTCGCTACTTTGATTGGGTACCCTGAGGCTGTGTCCGACCTGTGGGCAGCGCAGACGTCCATGCAGAGGGCGACGGGCACGGCTGGCAATCCGAGTGGCCCGGCCCAGGCCGATCTTCAGCAGGCCGTCACCCCGTACTCGGCCCAGCTTGGCGCTCAGTCGGCCAAGTCGCAGTTGGAGTCCGAGGCTGAACCGGCGATCGCCGGGGCCGCGACGAAGATGAACAACGCCATCACCGACGTCCTGCACCCTCTGTCTGGCGTCTTGGGCGGCGCATTGGGCGGGTGACCCGTGGCGTCGAGGCCCAGGGGCTGGCGCTGATCTCGACCTCCGGCACCATGAGGGCCTTGCTCATGATCACGGCGCAGGCCAGGCTGTCGACATAGTCATCATGGACCCCGGCCTCGTTGGGGGCCTCCACCAGGAGGTGAGCGCCCTGGTACTTCTTTTCGACGTCGATCATCTGCTGGCGGAATCGCTTCCAGGTCTTGGTCTTGCGGGCCTTGGGGTGGGCGGGCCAGGACAGCAGGCCGCGCTGGAGTAACTGCTGGAGGTGCTTCCACCGGAGGGACTGATCCCCGATCTGGGAGGACAGTGGCTCGACCTGGATGTTTGGCAGGAGGCGCTTCAGCCGGTCAGCAGCAACATCGCCAACTCCCTGGGCGTCCACCCCTAGCGCCACAACGGAGTAGTTGGAGAGGAAGTCCACGATGCGGAAGTACTGCTCCTCCCACTCCTCACCGTGCATCTCCAGCCAGTTGAGGATCCGGTGATCGTAGAGGCCCAGTTCATCGGGCCGGTCCCAGTCCACCCACATGACGGTGACCACGGTGGAGTCCATCTTGCGGGCGAAGTCGATGCCGCCGATGAGGGGGCTGCGCCAGTAGGCCGGAAGGATGGGCATGGTGGGATCGCCAAGCTCGTCCATCCGGGTCTCGGTTATGAGCATGCCCCGTTCCAGCAACCACTCCAGGGCGTAGTTGAGCCGGAACTCATCGCTGTCGACGCCGATCCGCATGGCCTCGCCCCGGATGTAGGCGGCGTAGTTGCGGTTATATTTGGCGCAGAACTTCCAGTCGAATCGAAAATGATTTTTCTTGGAACCGCGGCGTAGCTCTTGCCGCTTGTTGAACATGATCGTCTTGTAGAAGACGCCTTTGGTCACGTCGGGGGTGCCGGTCATGACCATGGTGGCCAGGTAGAAGGCACCCATGGGCGTGATGGACTTGTTGAGGACGTACTCGTCTACGGATTGGCTTTCGTCAACGAAGATGACGTGATAGCTCTTGGACTCGATCTTGGCCCTGGGGTTGGCGGTCTGCATGGCACAGAAGCTCTGGCACTTCTTGAGCCGGACCCGGCGCGACCCCGGCTTCACCTGGTCATCGATGTCGGGGTCCTCCAGCATCTCCTGCGCCCGCTCGCTGGTGAGCCGGTCCACCACGCGGCCAAAAAGGGTCTCCACCTGCTGTTCCACCGGGGCGAAGCAGCCGATCATTACCCCACGGGCAAACTTCTGTAGCGGGTCGAACTCCGGGAACATCTCCGCCAATCTGGGCAGCAAGATCATCAGGCTGGCCGCGACGTTGGCGACCACCTCGGTCTTGCCGGATTGGCGGGAAAGCTCTCCGGTGATGGTGGCCCCGTCCCCAGATATCACCGACTCGATGATGCGCCGACCGAGCGCCGCCTGGTACGGGAACATCTCCACCCCGGAGAAGATGACCGTGAACTCCCACACCTTATCCACAAGGCGGTCCACAAACTGTTGATCACTAGGATCGAGGACGGCGGGCGCGAACTCGGATAGTTCCGAGAGGTCGTCGTCCGATGCAGTTACATCGTCTTCTAGGGCCGGATCGGCCACGTACGTCACCGAATCCACGCTACGTGGGGGCGGATCCAGCCCCTTGACCACCCAGCGAAACTGTTAGAAAAAATAACAAGTCACTGTCGGCAGTCCATCGGCAGAACGGGTGGAGCTTTTTTCCGGTTTGGCTTGACGGGGGCCGCACGCCAGGGTAGACATCTCCCAGCACCACCACCCGGACCCCGTGGATCCTTGGTGTCCTTCATAGGCAGGGCGGTTCCCCCGGCGGGTGGTGGGGAATGGGAAGGATGGCCATGAGCCAGAACAGGTGGAGGGGAACCAGTGGACTGTTCAGTGGAGTGTCATTGACGTCGGGGGACCTGTAGGGACGTCGGCTGATATAGGAGTAATACTCCCAACAGATCGACGTTAGCTTAGCCATTTACTGGTTATTTAATCCTGGTCATTTGGGGCTTGACAGGGGACCGCAAGGGGCGCGATTGTGACCGATCACCGCCATAGGGTGGGACGTAGGCCTTTTTAGATGCCACGGCTGTGAATGACATAGGTGGGATCCCTGTCAATGGGGTCGCACCAAGGGGTGACGAATATGGACGACGGGTGGGCGAAGCCTTGCTCTGATTCGGACGCCGGGTTCAACGGAGTCCACGAGTGGGTGACTAGGAGGTCGCGGCGGCGGAAATCGAGGATCATTCCCCTGGGGTGGGATGGCCTGATCAGCGCTATCTCACGGGACCTGGCCTTTAGCTGGCGGGAGACGGCGGATGCGTTGCAGAGCCTGCTCGACCTGGAGTGGGCGGAGAAGGTGGACGAGGGCTTCCGAGTCCTGGTCGAAAAAAATCTGGCGGAACTTGCCGCTCAACCCGGCGCAGCCGGGCGCGAAGGAGGCAGTCTAGTCGCGAAGCGACTGGATGCCGACGACGCGATCTTTCCGCTTTTCGGTGAGGCGAGCGCAGCGAGCCGAATCCCTGGGGTAATGGGGAAGTCTGCCCAGTTTTATGGGGGTACACGTACCCCCAGGCCTTCAGGATTACGAGTCGAACTGTGTCGGGACTTTTTCACGAACCTGGTGGAGGCCCACAGAATGGAGACCATCCCAGGCCATCTGTACTGGCGAGGATTGTGCAGTCAGGTCAAGAAGTTCCAGGGTGACTACCAGGTGGATCTGACCTTCGTTCGCCAGATGATGGAGGAGTTCGTCCGGCACCCAGAATGGTGTCAGCGATCACGCCGCCCAGCCTGGCAGGTCTTCGTCTCCCGCCGTGAGGAACTCCTCGGTCTGGTGAAGCTGCGCCAGCGTCATCACCCTGGCGACCGGCGCTACCAGGTCGAGGGGGACCAGGGCTGGCTGACCAACGGTCGTGAGCGTCACACCCAAGGTGCAGAGTATTGGCTGGGTCGGTCGTGATCCCGATCCACCACCTCATCCTCGTCCAACTGTTCCTGCTCCGTGCGATCCGCCTCCAGGGTGGCCTCATCATGACCGTCGCTACCAACCCGAAGGGGAAGCTGCCTCCGGTGTGGTTCCGCGTTGGGAGGAGAAGAGTGATCACCGACCAGTTCAAGAAGGATCGCCGCTGCGCCTGCATCGACCAGTGGCACTTCTTCTACAGCAGCGACCTAAGCGAACAGGCTGTGGCCAAGAAGCTGTGCGCCACCTGTCCGATGCTGCACCCCTGCACCTTGTGGAGCCTCTACGGAGACTGCGACAAGGACGGATCGTTCGGGATCGTCGCCGGGATGGATCCCGACCAGAGGGATCGGATCCGGTCGGGCCGGGAGGAGTTCTGGGACTGGCCGAAGGAGTTCAACTACGCCGCCAAGGCTGCCAAGGCCGCGGCTCGCAAGCGGGAGCGCCTGGGCCTCCGCAAGCGCGATCAGCGCCACCTGGAGATCCCGGCCTGCCCCGGCTGCGGCAGCAACCAGTACGTGGTCCGGGAGGGCCGGGACCGGATCACCAGCCGCCAGCAGTACCAATGCACCACCTGCGGGCCTTACTTCCTTGGGGAGGAACTATGAAGCAGACCTTCGGTCCGTACCAGGACAAGAGCATCGGGGACGTCGAGACCCCGACCGAGGTGTACGAGGTGGCGGTCCGGACGGTGGAGTTGTACCTGAAGGAACTCGACAAGTCCCGCCACACCGGGGTGGGGCTGACCCTTCTCGGCCCCAACGGGGTTGGCAAGACCCTGCTGGCCAGCGTCGTCCTCAACGAGGTCATCCAGCGTGGCTACCGCATCGAGGCCATCGAGTTGGCCGTGTACGTCGCCCTCCACAAGGACAAGTTCGCGCTCCATAGCCTCATCAAGGCCAGCGACGACGAGCGGATCGTGGACGAGTACGTCAAGCTCCGTCAGCACCTGCGCTACATCCAGGGCGTGTCGAAGCACAGCGCCGACTGGGTGCTATTCGATGACGTGGGCCGGGAGTATCCCTCGGAGTCAGGGTGGTCCCAGGCCGAGTTCTTCGACACCGTCCGCTCCCGATGGAATCGCAACCTGCCGACCTTGGTGACCAGCAATCTGCCGATGTCGGAACTGGATCAACGCTACGGCGAGGGACTGTCGAGCCTGCTGATGGAGGCCACCCAGGTCATCCTGGTGGAAGGGGATGACTTCCGGTGGAGAAGGGACAACTAGGCACCGGGGTCCAGCGCCGGATCATCTTCATCTGGGAAGGCGCGGTGGCCACTCTGCCCAGCAAGAAGGCCGTCCAGGTCATGGAGTCCCTCAAGCGATCGATGAAGGTGTGGGACCAGGCCGTCAGCTACTGGGTCATCCATGACCAGGCCATCAGGGCTGCCTGGTCGTTG